ACAATTATTTAAGTATATTAGAATGTAAATGCGGGTATAGTTTAGTGGTAGAATCCCATGCTTCCGACCTGGTGACGCGAGTTCAATTCTCGCTACCCGCTCCATTTAAAAATACTGAAATAATATTGAAAAATAGCATGTTGCGAAGTTGAAACAACATGCTATTTTTTATATATTATCACATTATTATCACATTAGATTATAATCTCTTATTCCCCTAAAGTAAAGCTTAGCACATATCTTTACATTGTCCATCATAAATTTTTTTCTTCATTTTGAACTTCTAATTCTTCCAATCTTTTTAAAAATATTTCTTCCATTTTCTTGCTCCTTTTCCTTTTTCTTCTTTTATTTCCTTCTATAATATACTACGATTAAAATTTATTAAAGTTGCGCAACTTCGCCATAGCGAAGGGTTACAGCGATTTTGAGTGTAAAAAAATAGCGATTTCTCAACGAAAAATCACTATAAAAATTTTTTCACTTTTTCTTATAAATATATAACTCTGACACATCAACTTCTAATGCGTCTGCTAATTTGCATAAAGTTAAAATACTTGGTATTTTAGAGTTACTTTCTAATTCACTAATATAGCTTGCTGATACACTACTTAGCTTACTTAATTCTTCTTGCGACATATTTCTTTTCAATCTAATCTCTTTTATTCTTAATTCTATCATAAGAATATTGTTTACTTGTTGAACATTTTTATACGTAAGAAAATAGAAGCTATATAAAATAACTTCTACTTCTGTCAAAACAAAGTAATCTACTTACTTCTATTTGTAGTTTAGCATTTCTTATCTACTGTGTCAAATTCTTCTAACTTATAAATTTTATTATCTTCTTTGTTAATAAGTTGTATATCAAAATTACATTCATGTATGAATTTTATTGCCAATTCAAATGTTATATTACTATACTCTGTCTCATAATTTGATACAGTATTTTCTGCAACACTTAAATAATTTGCAACTTGCTTTTGTTTTAATTTCTTTATTTTTCTGATGTTTCTTAATATTGTTCCTACCATTTTTATTCACCCATTTACATTATAGCAAAAATAAGAGTGCCATTACTGACACTCATTTTTGCTTTTATTCGCTTTCTAAAACTGATTGACTATTTTCGGTATAATTAATTATGTTAGAATTTCCCCTAATATCCTCTTTTTCTATATTAATAAAACTAGTGCACCAAAATACAATACAAATAATTATTGATATTCCCAAAACTACCCAAGTAGACATTTTTAATTTTTCTTGATATATACTATATACAAAAGTAATCATTATAATTCCAAATAATATTATACTAGATAAAAACGGTAATATGTAATTGGGTGATATTCTTTCTATTCCAGCTATTGCTGTAGGAATAATTGAAATCGCTAATATTATAGAGATTATAGTAGTTGTTATGCTTTTCATATCATTTTTTATATGTTTTATTTCTGCACTCTTTTTATTCATTTCTTTTGTTAGACATTCTGCATCTTTTATCGCATTCTCTAACTTTTTATTCAAATTTCTATTCTCTTTATTAATATTAATTACTTGTTTCATATTAATATGATACATAATATTATTAACAATATGTTGTAATTGATTATATATATTATTATTCTTTAAATTGCATTTAGTTATGAAATATTGATTTAATAGTCCATTTCCTGTTTCATATATACGTTTTAATCCTTCTATTGTATATCTTTCAAAGTTTATATCTTTATATCTAGCACAATAATACTTATATTCATTTTCTATTGCAGTATTGTCTATTGGAATATCTTTTTTTATAGTACTTATATCTATACTTGAATTGCTCACATTATTCAAATTAGCACTTATATTAATTTTTGACATACTTCGAAAACCAATTTTTCATTTCTTCTTTTGAAATCACTGAATACTGTTCATTATCCCACGCTTTTTTCCATGGTGAGCCTTCTGCATGAGTAAACTTTACAAGGTCCATTGCTGAAAATTCTTTAAATACTTCATAAATTGCTTTTATTATGTTTTTCTTTTCTTCTGTTATACTTTCTCCATCAGCAATTTGACTTTCATTTAATACTATCTCTTCTTTTCCATAAATCTTAAATTTTTTATAAAGCTGTGTTGCAACAGGTCCAAAATTCCACGCTTTATATTGGCATTCATATAATTGTGACTCATTTGTAATACACATATAAAAAGCTTCAACTAAAAACATTAATTTTTGAATATGTAATTGTGTCACAGATTTATTATCTTTTTTGAATAAACTTACTAAGTAATATGCATCCTTAACTATATCATTTTCTCTCTCCATTGCAAACACCTCCTTATAATATATTATTATTTACTTGCATTATATATGTTATAAATATGTTTTTCAATACTTTGTTCATTTTTATTTATATAAACTTTGTATTGAATCTTATTAACTACTATATTATAATTATATTGTTATTATATATGTAAATTAGAATGTAAAAGATGACTTTGAAAAAATTTTAAGTGTAATGCGTTCAAGAAATAATTCTCTAAATATATTAGAATGTAAAACTTGTTATAAATTGAAAATACAGTAATGCCAATTGATAATTTTATAAACATACTGAAATGTAAAATCTAGATGCTGTCAGTCAAGATTGTATACTGTAATAAGTAATTATCTAAATATATTAAAGCTCAAGAGAACTAGATTAACTCTAGCTCTCTTTTCTTGTTTATTTATACAAATTATTTCTTATATAAGCATATCTTCCCGTTACAGGTATATAAATATAATCTACTGTGCTTGATACATTGCGTAGTATTTTTACTTGTGTATTTGCTAGATAGCTATATCTTATACCTGTTAAGTTAGAATTTGAATAAAGTGTACAATTCATTTTTAGCTTTCTATATTGATTAACAGTACTTCTTACTGTATTTACACTGTAATTAGAATAGTTACTTGTATTTATATATGCTATTCTGCCCGTTGCGTTTACTCTTATTTTATCTATGCTAGAAGATACATTTTCTAATATAGTTACTTGTGTCTTAGCTAAGTAGCTGTATTGTATACCTGATAAGTTTGAATTACTATACAATGTACAATTTCTAGCTAATTTTCTTGTTTGACTTACTGTATTTTGAACTGTTGTATTTTTTGCAACAGTTGATAAATAGTCTGAACATACCCACCTACTATCACCAATTCTAGACCAATTATTTATATTTTCATATACAGTTACGATATCGTTATTATATAAGCTGGCCACAATTGCTGAATTTGTATTTGGCTCTGCTCTAACATTTAAAGAAGTGTTCACATTAACATATCTTGTATATGATTGAGTCACGACTGGTTTTGTATTATTCTCGTGTACTTCTTCGTCATGTTTATAACAAAAGAAACATTTATAGTTTGCATAGTTTCTAAAGTTATCCATAGATACATATACTGTGTTTCCTGATACTGTTGCTTTGCCTCGTCTTGTAGAAAGTTCAAATTTTCCCGAATATAGATATGGATCATATACTCTGATTATGTCATTTTCTATTCCTGTTAAAACTATAAAGTGACCACCTGTTGTAAACAAACCGTTTCCCACGCTACAAACAATATAATTATTATTTCTTAGTAAATTTACTGCTGTATCAAAGTTATATGTTTCGTTATATTCTATATCAAATTCGTCTGCTATTGCTCTAAATGCACTCCAGTAAGTTCCGTCATTAGCACTTCTATAGCCGTACTGTACGAATAAATCTGCCATGGTTGCAGGAGTAATCGCACCCTTGCAAGCAGTTACAATCATCGCAGCACTTGTCGGACCGCAACCAGATGAGCCAACAGTTTGTGAATAGTTATTAGTTGAGCTATATATTTTATTCTTCCATCTACTGTCTATCTGTGAGTAGTATGTAAGTCCTTTATAATCCCCTAGCTCAACGTTCCATGACCTTGCTCTATCGCCCTCGTATGCAATATTTCCTTGTAATTCAAAAGCCTCATTTTCAACTTCTTGCTCTTGATTATCTTCATCTTCTAAAGATTGCTCAATAATTTCTGTTGATGATAACTCTGAAATTTCTTCTTCGCTCATCTCATACTTTTCAATTTCATTGTTTACTATGTTTTGTATTGTACTTATTGAATTATTTAACTCTTGATTGTCAAAATACATTCCACAAAAACAACCAGCTAGCATTAATATGAATGCTAGTACTACTAAAATTTTCTTTTTCATAGATTTCTCCTTTCTATTCTTCAATTTTTATACATTTATTTTCAAATTTTTTGTACGCATCGAGATAAAGTTCTCGTTTATCTCCGTTATATGTTAATTCATAGTACATTCCATCACTTAAAGTTGTACTCAACAATGCTTTATTATTTTGTAATGTTTTACAACTCCAAACTACAAATACATTTTCTTCTGCTATTTGAACATTATCTGACTTATCTAAATGCTCGTTAGCATAATCTTTCACTATTTTTTTACATAATTCTATAAATTTATCATTTCCCATTTTAAAATCTCTCCTTTTTATAAATTTAATAAAACGTCTTAATTTTGACTCGTGAAAATCAATTTTAAGACGTTTTTATTTCTAATCAATATAACTTGTTAAATTAGACGCTACTTTTGTTAAAATCCCAATTTTGTTGAAATATAAGTAAGTAGCGCACAAAGTACAAAATAAAAGACATAGTCTATCAACTTGTCCCACTTTCTACCTTTTTCGCTCGAATTTTCTTCGAGTTTCTTATTTATTTTTTCAACATTACTTTCTACATTCTCTACTCTGAAATCTATCTTTTGCATTATAGCGTATGTTTTTTCTAGTTCATCTAATCTGTTTTCGTTATCATCTATTCTTTTTGTATTCGATTTTGCTCTATCTTCAACATGCGCTAATCTTTCAGCAAGTTCTACATCATTCATATTTCTACTCACTTTCTGCTACTGTTTGTGTAGCTATTTGTTTTTCTAATTCTGTTACTCTTTTCTCTAAGTCTTGTTTATATCTTAATTGTATTTTGCATAAGTCATTATCTGTTGTTATGATTGTGCCATCTTTGTATGTATCGATTTTGTCGAGAATTTTACATTGTTCTTCTGTGCATTTGATATACTCAATTTCTAGTAATTCATATACAACCGTAAACGGATTTTCATTAAAGTATATTATCGCTTCTTCTTTTGTCGCAAACTCTTTGTCTGTTCTTAGAACAAAACCATTTGCGTCGTTTGGATTGTTCCATGATGATATCCAATCACCTTTTTTTGCTGTTGCTAGCCATGTAAGTGAATGTCCTGTCAAACTTGTAGCAACATTGCTTTCAATTGTATTTTTGTCAATATTTCTATAGTAAAATTCTTCACTTATTTTTTTAAAGCCGGGTACAGATGATATTTTAAAAAATACTCTATTATTGGAAGATACACTCTGTATGTCATTGCCTGTTATCGTTTTTTCTTTTTTACAATGTTTCTCATACCAAACGTCGCCTATTTGCTCAAATGTATCTCCTTCGAACATTTTGCTCTGAATCGGCATTGTTAGAGTTTGTCCACGATGTTTTATATAATCTGTTCTGCTCTCTTCTTCTTCGAATTGTAAATCTGTATATGCATAGTCAACTCTATACTGTAATCTAACAAACTTTGTGTTCTCATTTGTAGTAAAAGTCAACTTATTTGTGTTGTTTCTTACGTTCCCTTGCCTTTTTATAAAGTTCTTTTGAACATCATACTCTAATACTAAAAATTGACTTTCTGCTTTTTCTGGCTCATCTCTTGAAAATGTATATGTTGTAGAATTTCTAACTTTTATAAAATCGCTAAGATTAAAATGTGAATTGTTACTAGATGTTCCCGTTACACTTATTAAAATTCCTTCTGTGATTTTGCTTTTGTCATACATATTTTTATTAGATGTAGTTATCTCAATATATTTATTAGAATCTTCTAAATTAGTAATCATATCTACACTTAAATTGCTATTATCATTTTTTCTAAAAGCATATTTAAAAAATGCTGTATTATCACTTAACTCAAATGTTGCTGGCACTGCTCTCCACGAATTTGATTTAATATATTTCTTGTCTTTGTCATATTCAAATAACGCAACTTTATCTATTCCGTTTGCATTTACTTCAATTTGTTTATATGCTTTTCTTATAAAATCTTTTGTTCTTAATCTTTGTTGATTTACAATATTTATTCCTTCTTGTCCTTCTATTGAACCAGACTCAATTACATATTTTTTATCTCCTACAGCCTCTATCTCACTTGAATAATTCAAACTTGGCATAACGCCAAACTGCTCGTATTCAGGAAATGTCTCAGCTGTGTATTCTCCTGCAATCAACATAGGTTCTATTGTTACATTTAACGTAGTTTCTGCAGGAATTTTAAGTTCAATAGCATAATTTCTATTTTCTGCATTAGAAGTTATCTTTTTTACTGCTTCGCCATATGCATTTCCACAATACCAACAATTTGCGTACAAATTATCGGGTAATCCAAAACATTTATACGTATATATTCCTAACGCCAATGTTCCGTCCCTTAAAAAATAACTTGTATCATTTGTCGCTGTACCGTTTATATTAATAGAACCATCTTCATTCGGAGTAAAATTAATTCCATTTTTCGTTACTGCCTTTAATTTTCCTACATCAATTAAATTAATTCCTGCTCGTTTCTCTTGCCTCTGTCTACCATATATGCTCAATTTTCCGTAGAACTCATCTGTATCTTTTACAATCAAGCTTGTATCTACTTCACTTTGCTTATTCAGTTGCTTTTCTATCATATCATCTTGCGTTTTCTTTAATTCTGTATTTTCTTGTTGTAGTTTTTCTAGTTCTTGTACTACTTCTGTATCATCATAATTTTTTAATTCATCTAGCTTTTGTTTATATTCATTATTAAAGTCATTTGTAGATAAGCCTTTACCTTCTTCTATAGATACTTTGTTGTTTATTAATTCAGCACAAGTCTGCTGTGCTTTTTCTAGACTTTGAATATCTTTCTTTATGCTTGTGTCATCATAATTATGAAGATTTTTTATTGCAATTTCATGCTTATTTAATTCAGCATCTATAATATCTGCATTCGTTCTTGTTACTTCTTCAATATCGTATTTTTCAAGGTCTCCTGGCTTTATCAAATTGTAGTTTTCTGTATATGATTTATAATCTTTTTCTGCCAATTTATATACACCTCCTTAAAACTCCGTTTTCTTTCTTCCACCTCAAAACTCGGTACAATTTTCCTTCTTTTTTTAAATATTTTTTTGTTCTATATAGCTTGTCTCCTACTTTTTTGTATCCATTTTTTTGATTTCCTTTTAAAATTACATTCACTGTTTTAGTATCTAAATATGTATTTGCAGTAGTCAAAATGAATGTTGCTGTTGACGAATTGTTTTTATTGTAAAGTCTGTATATTGTATCTAGTTGTGTATCACTTAACACTATACTTTTAGTATCTACTGTTACATTTTCAGAAAAGATTGTTATACTTGCAATTTTCATTTCTAAATTTAATGCACTTCCGCGACTGATTGCTTATTTGTGTATTTATAACACTTCCATGTTCAAAATTATTTACACTTATTCTTGCTATATCTAACGTTTTAAAAGTAAATGAATTACTAATTCCCCCTTCAACTCCTGTGCTCGTGCCACCCTTAAGCCTTACGGAATATTGAGTGTTTGGCTCTAAATTATTTATTGTTGTAATATTAATTCCATACGCCTGTATCCATTCTCCACCGTTAAGAGAATACCACAAATCATACAAATTTCCTGAATACTCGTAATTGATAGTTGCTGAATTTAATTGTGCTGTCACTGAATTTATTGTAACCGCAGGGGCTACTATAGGATTATATTCGGAGAAATATATTGTTGCTTCGTCATATGACGTATGAGACGAATCTCCACATCGTGGCGTAAATCCTACTTTTAATGAAGTACCTTCACTATCAAAATAAATCCAATCTGTTATTGTCGATACAGATTTAATGCCACTTCCAAAATTTGTTGTGACTGTAGTTTCTATATTGTTTACTGTATTTCTTACATATAATGCATATCCAAATATAGTGCTTGCATATATCGAACGTATTGTATATCTGAACCTTACTCGGACTTGTTTTGAACGTGCATCTTGTCTTTCTGCCTCATACTCAACTTTATAGTTAAGCGGTGGTGCTGAAGTATGCCACTGTCTATCTGATATTAGTTCTACCATACATTATCCCTCCACTTCAAAAAGTTGGTCGTAATATTCACCATCAGCTAACTCATTTATATTCGGAACAGCTGTACCACTTTTGGGAATGGCCATCTTTTCATCGTTTAGCTTTCTTCCCATGTTTGCACTCAAAGCCTCTGTGGTACTTGTGCTTGTTAATGTATTATTTATTGTTGTCTTGTTTGCATTTGCAGCAATATTATCAAGCTTAGTTTTGTATGCATCTGTAAAATTATTTTTACTAGTTCCACCATTCCTGTCTTTTAGAGTGCCAGCTAAAACTATACTTGCCTCATCTTTTCTTACTAAATTGTCCGCAACAGCATCAATGTACTCTTTGAATTTTTCATATAACTCTTCGCCATCTACACTTATCAAGCTGTTCACTATTCCACATAAATTTTTATCTAGTCTTTTATCGCTTATATTACTAGCTGTTACATTTGAGTTACTATTTAAAGTTATTTCAGCAATACATATCTCATATACATTCTCATCTCTTTGTAGTACAGCTGCTGTATTACCAGTTCCTTTTTTGATATATAGATGTGTTTCTCTAACTGCTAGTGTTTTATCTAGTTTTACCACTACTCTATCAATTCTAGTTCCTGAAGTCGGTCTTTCTAGTATGAATGTTCTATCGTTTTCATTCTCGTAATCAGCACCTTCTATTATTCCAGCTCCTTTAGCAACCTTTATGTTCATTCCGCCTGTTGAAGTAACTTTCATAGAATTTTCGCCATAGTTTTTATAATGTCCATAATAAACTCCATTTGACAAGAATTTTGCAAAATATTTTCTAAATATTTCAGCTTCGTACAATCTGTCATATTCCTTTTGTCCTGTAGCTTCGTTTATCGTTTCTACAGCATCAAACGGAAAGCTTTTTAGTACTATTTCCTCCATCTTTTCCCCTTTCTGACAAAAAAACCTACAAAATAGGTTTTTCAGTCATCTTTTTAATTTGTTCAGCTAAACTTGGTACTTTGTCACCAAAACCAAGCTCTACTGTTTTATTGTTTCTTTCATATACCTCTTTAGCTTGAATTATACGTTTATCTTCGTATATTCCGTCACTTTCGAGTGTTACAATGTCTCCTAAAAAGAAATCCTTTTCCCATTCCATGTTCGGAATTTGATATACTTTTCCTTCGATTGATTGAATTATTTTGTATGTATCAAGTTTCTTTTGTCCTTCTTGTTTTAGCTCAAGCGGGTCCTCTATATTATTCAAGTCAATCAAAACTTCTCTTCTGTCAAATCCTGTTGCTTCACCCAAAACAGTTATAAGTCTATCCTCGTTTTCTCCTTTTCCTGCCACATATCCTACATTCTTATAATTAGTATTATCATCTGTTGTTTTTCCTTCAAGCAAATTCTTCTTTTTTTCTGAAAATACAATATATGGTTGTTTTACGGTTCCTTTTAACTGTTTATGAGTAAAAGAACCCAAACTTGCATTACTATATTTCTTCCAAGAATTGTGTGTACGTTGTATTCCTTCAACTTGATTTATTGTCCTATCTGTCCCTCTAACACTATCAAAATAAATACACTTTTCATCTCTGTTAAGATAACCCTTCCAGCCAAGCCCTGTATCTTCACTAATATGTTTTAATTCATCATGAAGATTAGTTAGCCTTGCTTGCCATACTGTTTTTATACCTCTGTTTTGACTTTCTGCTATTTTTATAAATGATATATCTCTTTCAGTTGTTCTAATATCGTCGTAATAACTTTCTACTAAATGATTTTTCAAATAATGTTTCTGTATGTTTTCTGCTTGAGTTTCTTCTACTCTATCATATCCATTCGTAGCTATAATTCTTCGTTTTGTTATTCCTTTGACACACATTCCTGATACCTTTATTTTTTTAGCATTGTTTTCAGTAACAACAACTCTTTTTTCTATAAGAAGTATTTTGTCATCTTTCTTATCAACTATTATCATATTGTCTTTTTTTAACTTATTCGTATTAGCTTTGTTTTTCATAATAGTTAACTCAAACGTTCCTGCTTCATAATAATTCCACGTACATATCAAGCTTTCATAATTAGTAATAATACCGCAAAAGTTCAAAGTTAGTATTTATTATTTCTATACAATTCATCTAAACACCTACGTACTTATTTGTATAGTCTGTTATTGTTACTTTGTCCCTTGCTCCTTCAATATCTGAACTATACTTTATTAAGTTCTTTCCTACTATCAATTTAAAAAATGTAGAATTTAAATCTATATCATTATAAACATCCTTAATTTCATGCGGAGTTATTAGATTTACTGTTTCTTTGCCTTCTCTGGTGTCTATTACAAGCTTTTCACCTTCACTTATATGTCTATTTACTTGAATGTATTCTCCTGTAGTTTCATTGCTAATTCGCGGATTTTGAGCAGGTCCAAGATATTCTATTTGAATTGGTGCCTCAACGTCTCCTTTGTTGTTAATTTCCTTATAAAACGACACAATTGCAAACTTATTAGCAAGTGAAAGTGGAAATTTTAGTCCGCCACCTACAGACTTTATGTCAATATCTTGTCCTTCTGCATCCAACCAGTATGGGTCCTGACAATAAAAAGAGATAGTCGCTTTGTCGTGATTATTCTTTCTCTCGTTAAACTCTGCGCTATCTTCAACTTTTCCATATATACGATATTTCTTATAGTCATTTTCGTAATATATTAGCAACTCTCCACGTTTTCCTGTTTCCTGATTATATGTTTTAGGATTTATTATCCTGAATATTCTACGTCTTAATTCGTATAGTTTTTCTCTGTTCTGTGTTCTTATTGTTGCTTGTAGCTTGATTACTCTAGCATCTAGTAAGCTATCTTCACTATTAGCTCCATCTTGGTTTACTCCGTTGAGATTTCTGACTTGTCGCTCCAGGATGTCCTAGACCTTCTATATGACTAAGCAATATATCTTCTTGCGGATTTCCAACACTATCAAATACTATACTTTCATTTAAAGCTAAATTAATTACTTCTAGTTTCTGCATATCATCACCTCTACAATCCTGCTATTTCAGCTGCCAAATTTTCACTTACATTCCTTAATTTTCTGTAAGTTTCGCTTGGCAATTCTGGGTTTTGTTCAATATAATTTTGTTGTGTTATATTTATTGTTTGACTTGCCATCTGTGGTTTATTAGTTCCAGCTTCATATTTATACAGTTCTCTATTCCATTCAGCTATTTTGTTTTCTATACCTCTATCAATAGTATTCTGTATATTCTGAATAACATTTTCAATTTTATTTGCAATTCCCTCATTTATTCCTTGTGCAAGTTTTTCACCTAAACTTTGTCCCGTTATTTCATAGGCATTCCCATAACTTTTTAAAAGATTTAATATATTCTCTTGATTTTGTTCTGCATTTATCAACATTTTTTCAGCAGTCTGTTGAGCCATGTCTACTTGTTCACTATAGTATTTTTCCAAGTCTTCGAGTTGTTTATTAAAAACTTCTTTTTGTTTCTCAACTTCATCTTCTATAGCTTGAGTCTTGTTGTCCTGTTCCTCTTTTAGTAAATCCTTTTGCTCATTTAAAGCCTCTTTCTTATCCTCTAGCGCTCTCTTATCAAGTGTTTTTTGATAATCTGCAACTAATTTGTCTAATTCTTTCTGATAGTTAGCTTTTGTTACTGCATCATGTTCAAATGCAACTAATTGCTCAAGTCTTAATCGCTTTCTTTCATATTCTGCATCTTCTTCATCTCTTGACTTTTGTTGTTCTGCTTTATCAAGTGCTTGTAATTCTTTTTCAATAGCCTCTATTTTTGCATCATATTCAGCATTTATAGCATCAATTTTTATCTTCTTAAGTCTTTCAACTTCTTCAATTTGTTTATTGATGTATTCTGTGTCTTTTTCTTGCTGTTCTTCTAGCTGTTTAGTTATAGCATTTGTTAGTTGCGTTACTGTATTATCAATACTTTCAACTCTTAAATCACGTTTTTGTTGTTCATAATCACGAATTGTTTGCAATTCTTCTCTGTAGATTGACTTTCTTTCATCTAAGCTTAACCTTTCATCTTTCATAATTTGATTTAAGTAATTTCTATGCATTGATATAATTTTGTCGTAATCTCTTGTTCTTTCTGCTGTATCATACTCAGCGCCTCGAGTATTTATCTGCTGTTGTATATATGCTTCGTAATCTTCTGTTTGTTCATCCAAAACCTCTTTTTCTTTTTGTGCTAATTCTTTATTTAATGCATATATTTTCTCTCGTAATTCCATCTTTTCGTCAGTAGTTTTAGCATACTTTCTTAGTGCTGTTTCATACATAGATATTTCTTGTTTCAAGCTAATTTGGTCCAATGCTTTTTTATGTTCAATTTCTTTTTTGTAATTATCTAGTCTTTTATTAGAATATGAGCTTGAGCCACTTGACCTAGGAGTTGTAACTGTTGTCGGTGTTATATTTGGAGTTGTATCAGGTGTATATCCTCCTATCAATCTCAAAATAGTCAACACGCTATTCAATGTAGGAATTATTTGACCATATTCTAATCCTATTGTTTGTGCTAATTCTGCCTGTTTATCTTTATCATTCGTCGCAGCTTCAGCTAATCCTATGAATGTTTGAATTGCTTGTATATTTCCTTGAATTGTTGCTTGAGAAGCATTCCACGCCTCGTCTGCTCTGGCTTGGTCTATATTTACTAAATCTTGAGCAACCTGTTCGTTTATTCCTCCCGCTGTTGCTGCTTCACTATATGCTTTTGCTAACTCCGTTTCTGCTTTTTGGTATTCTGTTGTTGTTTTATCACCTTTTTTTATTATGTTTAAGTATGTTTGCATTTGATTGGCATTAACTTTTAATTGTGCCGCTTCTTTCTGCTGAGTTTTTATTGCGTCTGTATCCAACAAGCTTTTCGCCTTTTGCCTTGCAGCTGCTTCTTCGTTTGCTTCTTTGTATTCTTTTACCATTTCTGTAACTTGTTTTGTTGAAAGTTTTCCGTTGATTTGTACTCCAGTTATTTTTTCTAATTCGTTTGACGCATTACTTATCTTGATGCTAAGTTTTGTATATTCATTTTGCAAATTTTGAGTACTCAATGAAGCTTGATGCATTCCTTCGTTAACGTTCTGTAATTTAGGCACAATCCCATCTATCTCCCACTCATATTTTGGTACAACTTCTGGAGTACTAGACTTGTCATTTTCTTTTGATTTATCTAGACTTTCTTTTTTCTTTTTTTGTTCATCTAACAATTTTAAATAGTTTTCCATTTTTTCAATGGTTTTCCCTATAGAGTCTGTATCTAATGTATCTAAATCCACCTTTTTTTGCATTATTTCATTATGTTTTTCTAATGCTGCATTATATGTGTTCTGCGCTATTTCTTGCGCTTGTGTTGCAGCTATGAACGCCGTTATTGCAGAAATTGCAGTTGCAATTATGCTTGCAATCGTCATTATTGGATTTGCCTTTACAGCTGCTGCAAATCCCTTTTCAGCTACAGTTGCCTTAAATACCGAATTAGCATATAAATCATAAGCCTTTTTAGCAGCAAGTATAACTAAACTTATCCCTCCTAAGGTTATAACAAATGCTGTTATTCCTGCCGTTGCACTTTCATTTTTTTCTATAATGCTTCCTAATCCTGAAACTATCTTTGTTTTAAGTTCTTCAAATTTAACTAGAGTTGGCTCCAATGCTTCTGTATAGGCTACTTGTGTCTCTCTTAATGCCTGATTATACTCTCCTTGTTTTCCTGCCAGTGTATCTAAATATTCCTCCATTGCCCCTGCAAATGGTGCAGCAGCTTCCATGGTCCTGTTAACATATGCTTGATTTTGTTCTTCTTCTGTTAATTTACTTGCTGTTTTTCCTAAGCTTTCCGCATATTTATCTAGCATTACAGATAAATTCTCTGTAACACCAGCACTATCTGATAAAGTAGATAGTCCTTGTTTATATCCATCACTTGCTACTTTTACGGCTGTAGACACATCATAATTTGCGTTTCTATTCTTTATTGCTGAATTAATTAAGCTACCCATTATTTGGTCTTGTTGCTCCATGGTCATATTCATCAAACTAAAATTCTTAATTGTTGCTGCTAAATCTGATTTTGTCATATACTTAGAATATTTATTCATTAATTCGCTCATGTCATCTAAATCATTTTTTGTATATTCTGCAACATCAGACAATGAACTCATTGCTTGAACATGCGTCTTGTATTCTTCGGTTGCCTCCTTCACTATGCCTATAACTTTTTTTAACGAAGCACCTATACTTACCGCCATTGCAATAAAACTTGCATCCAATCCCTTATTACTATTTTGTACTTCTTGATTGTGCTTTTCTATCTCTTGAAGTTTTTTCTTTGCTGTTTCTAGTCCTTTTTCTAGTGCTTCTGTTTTTATTCTTAAATCAATTACTAAATTTCCTATTTGTGTTTCCTTTGCTATTTTTCTCACCCCTTTTTATTCAAAATAAAAGAGCTTATCTTTCGACAAACTCTTGTGTATTTATTCAATTTATTTTATAATATTCCCATGCTCCGCCTTCCGAAGGGAGGTGAATATTTGTGGAGCAAATTATAAAACTCATCGTATTAATCTTGATATATCTTATACTTAAGATGTTTGATTAATACATATGAAAAAGACTAGAGAATAGCACTCTCTAGTCTTTTTTATGCTCCATTTGTGGAAACAATTATTAAACTCATCAATAAAGAAGAATATTCTTCTCTCTTTATTCTATTCAGATTATAACACTTTAGTTATGTTTTAGTCAAGTGATTTATTCTGCTTCGCCTATTTCTAAGCGTTTTGTTGGTTATAATTCTATTTCCTTTTTATCTGTAATACTATTTTTAAAATTTTCCATATAATTATATATACCTTTTAATGCAACTAAATCTTCTTTCATGTCAAAGCTTATACACTGTTCTTTGCCTTCTTTATTTATATATATAATTATAAAAAATCTATGAAAGTCAGTTTTGCTTCCTCCTATAAATGCACCTAATGGTCCAAGCAAGATTGCTCCACCAACAGCTCCACTTATTGAATTTTGAACCTCTTTAGATGTCTTGATATTCATATCTGTAATTTTATTTCTGGAAATCTTATATATCTGCCCTGTACTCTCAATAATTATTTCATTATAGCATAAGTGTAATGTACACTCTGAATTTTCTGCTAATGGTAAACCACATATATAATTTATTTTTGTAGAAAACTCAGAATTATATTTTTCTTTTAATTCTTCACATTCTTTTTTCTTTGTACTATTTTTAGAACCTTCTAGTAACAATACCAATAATATGCCTATTGGAAAAAATATTATCATTAAATAAAACATCTTACTTTTCCTCCTGCCACTATTTTACATTATCTTACAAAATAATACAAGAGTTAAAAATCATCTGCACTAACTGTTTCTTCGTTTGATGTTTCTGATTTGCTCAAATCGGCATATTTCTGCATAATTACACCTATTTCAGACGGATAATATTGTTCAAGTAATTCTTTTTTACTTATACCAATTTTTATGCATATTGCGATTATTTTTTGAAGCCAGCTAGAGTCAAAATCTTGCTCATTGCTGACTTCGTCTGTACGAAAAAACTTTCTAATTCGTTTAGTTCATAAAATGTTCTAATAATATCTAATAGTTCTACAGGTGTTAGCTTATTTCTTATTTTATCTTCTTCTATATCAAGTAATTTTGACAATGCTTTAAATGTAAAATCAGGAATTATAACAAACATTTTTGCAACTAGAGTCATTATATTTTCAGTTGCTAACATTTCTGACAACTTAAACGCTTCATTTTCGATTTTTAGCTCTTTTTTTAGCTCATTAATGAAATTAATAGGTAGCTCTTTTAAAACCTCTATTGCCTCAAAATATTTGCCACATGGAAGCTTTTTTACTTCAACTCCATGTACAACTTGTGTTTTTGGTAAACTTAATTTTTCACTTACTTTTGCCATGTTTCCTCCTTTTAAAATAAAATTAAGGAGAGTATTACTCTCCTGCTGTTACTGGTGGTATTGTATCTAACCACGATAAGTCTGCTGCTGTTTCTGTGTCTTTGATATCGTAAAACATTCCATCACAACTTCTATCTAAGAATTTTCCTGATATCTCTACTCCACCCTTATTTCCATTACCTTTTGTCTCTAAATCCATTTTAATTTTTGAAACTTTAAATCTGTATTGTCTCCACATTCTATAATTGCCATCAGCCAATAATCCCCTGTAAGAACAAGCTAGTTCTGGAGCAACATCTCCTTTTTTGAAGCTGTATTCTTTAGTTGTCTCATCATAAGTTCCACCACGAAGCTTTGCTCTTAATTCGTTTGATAATTCTGCAACTGTAATTGTTACATCTTCACCTGTTACGTCTGTATCTATATCCCATATTCCGTCATCTGCTTTTACTTCATCCTCTGTAGACTGTTCGTCTTTTGACATTTTTTGTGCAGAAATTACAGGTATTCTTTCTCCCACTTTGTAACTAGTCTCTGTATTTTCTAGTATAGGAAATATACTAAATTTACTAAATCCTTTTAAGTATTTTCTTGCCATATTAAATGACCTCCTTTATAATATTTCTTCTTTTTCAAAACGCATTGTTTTATGATGTTTCATTGCGCCTTGCTCATATAAATCAAGAGCCAAAGTTCTTGAAAACCCTAGCTCTCTCATTTTTTTATTTACTTCTATTGCAAGCTTTGAACATTCGCTTGGCATATCGCACCAAGTATCAACCTGAATAGCAATATTGCTGCTATATTCTTCATCATCTGCTCCACTTGCTTCTGAATTATCTAATTCGTAATAACTTATTAGTTTTTTACCTTTTGCCCATTTTTCAGGATAAAAATAAGAAACCTCAACATTTGAGATTTCTTTTAATCTTTCATATATTTGTGGTTTTAAATTTATCATTTCTTGCCACGCTCCAATTTTCTTATATCTTGCTCTACTGACTTAATTACTTCTTGTTCTACTTCTCCTGTATTTTTAGCATGTAAATATACAGGTGTAAGATATGGTTGTGCAGGTATACCTTTCCAGTCAGCTTTATATGATATACCTTCTGGCCTATCAATATTACTTTCTGCTCCTCTTTGCCCTGTTCCAAATTCTTGATATGGTGCATGTCCACAATTTGTATATACTTTACAATTTATTTCATCTCCATTTATTTCTCCATTTTCTTTTATAGAGTTTCTCAATTCTCCATCTTTAACAGGTGCTAAGTATTTGGCATTCTTTTGAACTTTCTTCATACCTCGTCTGCCACCCTTTAAGCAAGATTGTTTAATACTACCACCTAACCCGTGATAAAGTTGCAAGTAGTTCGTCCAATCCCTCTACACTAGACATCTCCATCATTCCTCTCAACTAATATTGTAAAATGACTGTCACCTGGAATTACAGACTTCACAATATATTCTCTTTCAGTAAATTCTTTTTGTAATTGCTTATGCGTATATTGCTGTAATTCTTCGTGAGAATATCTTGATAAGAATAAATTGCTAGGTTTCATATCAGCATATACTAATATGTCTCCCTCTTTAGCAATTGTCTTATCACAGGTAACTATTGCGCTTGCATCTATTTCTTGACCATATTCTTTTTGAATATATTCTCTTGTAGCAAACTGAAAATTCCCCTTAAACTCATCAAGTTTATCTTTCTTTCCATTTCTGATTGTAGAGCCTTCATCATCTGTTATTTTTCCAGATGACCATATTTCTATGTCTTTATCGTAGAAAGTATCTACTATTGCCTTTTTAAACTCATCAGGTATTTTCATAACTACCACCTTATCTTCCTGTAAGCAATTAAACTATCCATATTTCTATCAAGAAACTGGTTAGCATTTTTAGACACCGTTGCAGTTCCTCCTGTTGTTTGAAAATTCACGGTTTGCTCTCTATCCTTAACACTAGATACTTCTTTTTTTCCTTCTAAAATTCCATTTTCATTTAATTTATACTGTTCAATCAAAAACTCTTGTATAAGTGAATTTAGACGTTCTGGTATAATTACTATATGACATCTATCTAATATTTTATCTGTTATATTGTTTTCACAAAATTCTAAGTAGCTATCTAATTTTTCATCTTGTATATCTAATATTTCTTTTACTTTATTTACGTTATCTGACATAGTTAATACCTCAAAAGAAGCTAACTATTTGTCAGCTTCTTCTTTCTTTTTAGTAATCTTTTTTTCCTCTTTATAAGGTATGTATCCTCTTTCTTTATAGATAGTTTCATATGCTTTTTCAGTAGCATTTATAATGTGCTTATCTTTAATATATCTATTCATATATTAAGCACCTGCCTTTGGAACTACTGCACAGAAAGCCTCATCTTTAATTGGTAAGTATGCTAATCTCATTGTAGCTTTAATACCAATTAAATCTTGTTCAGCAAGTGAAATTGGTTTTCCATCTTCATCAACAGTTCCTTCTAGAGTAGCTTCTTTTAAAATTTCATACTCTAAACTATCTCTTATTCCTACTAAAGATTTATCCCAATCTGCACCAATTATTTCTGCCTTAGTTTTATCCCAAGCTCCATTTCTTGAAAATTCGATTGGTTGTGAATAAAATTCTTTTCCATTTACTCCATCAGCAAATAATTGATTTCCATTAGAATCTCTTAATTTTCTTAGAGAATTTTTAATTCCTACTTTAGCGGCAAAACCATTAACATCATATCCTGCTTCTTCTACTAATGCCATTGCATCAGATACATCTAAATCTAAAGTTCCATTTGTTCCAATTTCAATTTTATTTCCACTTGTTTCAATACATTTCATAATATTACTTGCAAATGGTGATTGTGTACCAAATATTGCAGCAGCGTCAATAGCTTTATAAAATGCTTCTGCAATACTTTCTTTTAATTCATTAAATACATCAATAGTTGTATCTTTTAATTTTTCCTTAGTCACAGGAATAATCACAGCTAACTTCTTAGCTTTTAGCTCTGGATAAATCCATCCTGCTTTTGATGTTTGGATTCTTTCTCCTTCTCCAACCCAGTAAGCTCCTGCTCCCTCTGTCATAACTGGTATTTTCTTTGTATCACTTTCCATTTGTGATACTTTTGAAAGTCTTAATATGCTAGAACCTCTAGCAATGTCTTTCATAATTTCTGTTGCTTGTTCTACAGGCACAAATCCTGTTAACTCATCTTTTAAATAACCCATTTTACATTCCTCCTTCTTTTTGGGTAAAATAAAAAGACGTTTATTTACGTCTTAAATTTTTCTTGATTGATTTTCTTTAATTATTCCAACAAAATCTGTTGCTCCAGTATTATTATTTTCATTACCACCTGCTGGAGTATAGTGGTATGGCTGTTGTCCACTTTGTTCTGTTTCTCCAAATAAATCTTTGTAAGTTTCCTTATTAGATTTTATTTGCTCTTCAATTCCAGAAACTACATTCTCGCCTTTTTCATCTAATAATATTTTAGATAAATCAAACTTTCC